GCCATTCGCTTGCTTGCGCGGCTAAATGATGCATTCCGTAAGTCTTACAAACTTCAAGAAATGAATCAATACTGAACTTATTTTCTTTCAATTTAATTTCCTCTGTTCCTGGATATGGCAAGGAAACAAGTTTTTCATTTCTCTTTCTTAACCATCTTCCTTTTGTACTCTCAATTTTATTATACCTGATTGAATCAGATTTCATCTCATTTTTTAGGTATTGAATTGCGTATTTTTCCCCAATTCCAGAAATGCCCGGTACTTTATCAGAACTACAACCGGCCAATGCCTTGACATCTCTCCATTGTTTTGGTTCAATTCCATATTTCTTTCTGAATTCTTTTCCATTAATCAATAATTGTTTTGAGGGAGAATACCAGGAACAATAATCAACAAGTTGTAAAAGGTCTTCATCATTTGTTAAAACTACTGATTGATTAGGATTATCAATTACAAATTTTGCTATTAAATCATCCGCTTCATATCCAGTCTGAATAAAATTGTTTTTGAATCCAATGGCCGGAAGGATTTCTGTTCTAAGAATTTCCATTTGATGAAAAAGTTCTTTTCTGGCTTCTTTTTCATCATCTGTCATTTCCTCTTGTTGCCTGTCCTTATACCCTGCATAAATTTGTTTTCTGATTTTCTTCTTGGAATCCCAAAAGAAAACAGGAAACGTTAAACCAAAATTCCGGGAATGGATTAATACTTGAACAAGAAATGAATGAATAATACCTGTCCCAAAATCTTCATAAGAAAGATTTCCGGCAGGAGTATGAAAAGCCCGCCAACAGAAATAATTGGAATCAAAGAGAAGGTATTTCATTTATGGCTCGTGACGTTCCCAGGCAGTAGAAACAAGACTTGTAATATCACAAGCAACCGTTTCAGCTTCAGACAATGTCATGTTTGGCGGTAAACGAGTCCATAAAAACGAATTTAATTCTGGCTTAATATTATCAAGAACCTCAATCCTTTCCTTTTCATATGAATCTCTTGTTATCGCCTCTTTATCTACAGCCTGTATATTATACATCATATTCTCCTTTTTGGCATTCTATCCTGAATGAATTGAGCTTGTATTTCTTCCCACAATTCAATTACTACTTCTTTCAATTCCTCTTCCATCCCATTTTCTTCCACATAAGAAATTGCCCCATCAAGGCTATTTGACAATATTTCTTCCCCATCAATGGAATATTTTTTATGTTGTGAATTCTGCTTCAGGAAAACAAGATTGGCCCGTATATCATCAATCCCATAATTATCCATAATATAAATGTCGGCGGATCGGTACCCCTTTCCAACTGAGGATTTGACAACATCTATATGGGATAATATGCCAATTGATTCTTTGTGTTCTTTCCCATATAAACTTCTTTCAGCTTTGATTACTTGCTTTTTGACAATCTCTAATCTCAAAGAAGCATAAAATTTCGGAGCATGTCCGCCTGTTGCCCTCGTCTTTTTAGCAAATGGCATAGTGGCCATGGTATCCCTGATTTGATTTGAAAATACCATAAGCCAGCCCCTTTGTTTCAGCATTCTACATGTACGCCTGAATCCCTGACTGAAATCATTTGCCCTCTTTGCCCCATCATAGCCCTTGGCATCCTTCATTTCTTCTTCAGTACAAAGAGCGGCAATTGAGTCCGCAATTATGGCATGAGGCGGATCACCTGCAGGCTTCCAGGAGTCAAATAAATTAAATACTTCCGCAATTGTATCTGGTTCTTTTATTGTTTTATCAGTAATGGAAAAATCAAAAAGGGCAGCAAATTCTTTATTCAATCTTGCTTCAGGATCATTGAATATTACATCTCCGCCTTTTCGTTGAATAGCCCCAGCAATCTCACACATGAGGACGGTTTTACCTGCTGAGGAATCCCCGAATATTTCAACAGCTATCCCGGTTGGAATCCCACCTCCATGGATAATTTCCCCAGATATGGCAAGATCAAGAAGGGTTGAACCAGTGGAAATAGTATTGTTAAAATCCCCGTCATAAGTTATTTCTGATTTTTGATGCTTCTGAGAAAGTGCGGTCTTGACCCTTTCAACTGTTTTGCTTTTTGTTCTTTCCATTATTAATAACCGTCAATAAATTGCAAAAGTAAAAACACATATATCATTAGGTAATCCAAATGTTCCAGGCTGAGTAATATTATAAATAACCGCCCTTATTTCTCTTCCGGTATATTCTTCTAATTTCGGATTATATTCTTGTAATATTATATAATCGCCTTGTTGATAATTTCTGTCATTTCTTCGTACTTTATGTCTTTTATCTCCATCCAATACTGATTGAAATTCTTTTGGCCAACTTTTTATTTTATGAAGCATGTTTCACCATTAAATTAATTGGGATAGGCAGGGCTCGAACCTGCACGCCGTCTACGCAACTGCAGCTTTGGAGGCCAAATCTCATCCTATTTATAGGATCGTCCGGCTGTGCGTCTACCAATTCCGCCACTATCCCAAACTTTAAATTACAATTTTTCCTGAGCTTCCATGCAGGAATCCCAAACCTTACAAACATCGCATTGCTTATGTTTATCGCAATCTACAGCAAACACAAATCCATGAGGACAATCGCCTTTCGGTTTTGTCGTTTTCTTATTCCTGGTTTGGGTTGGTTCCGGTTCTGGATCTTTCTCTTTTTCGTCCCCATCTTCCGGCAGGGCATCAAATGCTTCTTCGCAATCATCCTTAATTTCGCACTTCCGGCAAATTTTCTTGGAATTAAAATCAACTGCAAATGTCAGGTCATGAGGACATTCAGGCTCATTATCTTCTTCCTCTTCCCCAACATTAAGCGGCACATCATCACCAGTTCCTTCATCTTCTTCCGGCTCAGGTTCAGGTTTCGCTGTTTTCCGCTGTCGTGTCTGTTTTGCCGGTTTCTCTTCCGGTTCTTCTTCGGCTTCTTCCCCGGAGTCCACTTCCAGGAAAATATTGTTCAATTCATCATAGGACTTAATAACCAATACATCATCAAGATTAATTACCTCATCCAGAATAGATTCATCAATATCATCCCTTTCAACAAAGGAAATACTGTCGGCATTTGAATAATCATTTCCTGCAAACTGCTCTTTCTGAAAACGTACCCGCAAATCATAGCCGCCAACCAAATCCATAAAGGTTGCATATTGATCATTATCTGGGTCAAGCAATTCCTTCTTCAGCCGTTTCTCAAAACAGGCATATGAAAACCACCAGAACATAATCGGTCCAGGTTCGCCTTTCTCGATTACCTGGACATTATACATCACGCAATCCTGAGCCTTGAATTTATTCGCTTCGGTATCAGGAATAGAAGGATCGGCTTTTGCCTTGATGTAATATTCATTGATCGGGCAAGCCTTCCCAATGGAAAGAGGGCTGATATATGATTTCTTGTCAACCCCAACCTGCCGCACCCGTTTGAAAGGACGTTTATACCATAATTCACCTTCAGGGGCAATATTCTGTCCGTCCGGGTGTTTGGGGTCAGAAACGATATAAGGCAAAAGCCGCAAGGTATATTTTACCTCAGTCTTGCCCTTGGGAATATCGACATTAAAAAATTCTGTTCCATCCCCGAGATTTTTAAACATCGTCCCGCTACCACCTTGCGGGCCAGCAACAGCTGCCCCTGCCTTGGCCCTGTCTGCCGCTGATCCGTATTTTCTGGTTGATTTACTTCTTGTTGCCATCTTTGTTCTCCCTTATTTGTTTTGTTGATAAGATTTTTTCAATTATCCGAGTTATTGTTATAATCAGCCCGGAATGCCATAATCTTGATGCTATATAAACCCAAATTAATGAGCCAAAAAAGAAATATATCCAATGTTGAATAGTCCAATCCATTTCATTTCTTACTCCTTGTCCTGGTTGCTGCTCTAATTTTTTCGTTTACCGATCTTGATTCATATTCCTCCATTTTTGCTGATAATTGCTCAAAAGATTTTGGGGCAACCGGAACAGAAGTCCAGCCCATTGCCGCCAATTTTACAAAATTTTCAAGGGCTGATTTCTTCATATAAATTGATGATTTCCCACCATTAATAATATCCCGTTCATATTCAGCCTGGAATAATTCTTCTTTTGCTTCTTGGTGTCTTGGGTGAGTACGATAATATGCCTCACGAGCAGCATCGTTCTTTGCTCCGGCATTATTGGCTTCAAGAATCAATTCGGAACGAATTACCTTGAGATTTTCATGCGCTCTTTTTACAGCAAGTTCACAATCAGCAGCAGCTTTTGAATATTTCAGGAAAAGACCGGATTGCCGCAGCCATTCAACATCCAAATCTTCTGGAGTTGTATTGATATCATTTTCCGGGTCAAGATCATAATTTTCGTAATGATTCATTCAACAGTCCTCCAAATAATTTTAACATCATTGTTGTTTATTCTTTCTTGAAATAATACAAAAAGAGCTTCTTCTAAAGAATCTCCATCATGGATTAATTTCTTCATCTGAAAATAATTTTAAATCATCAATTATTTCCCAACGGTAAATTTTAATATTCATTTTGTTTATCTCCATTTAAAATTAAATCAACAAATGCTTCTCTTATTTTCATTCCTTGCCCTTTTGCAAGACAATTCCCGCAAATTACTTTTTTTGGCGGATATTCCTTGTCAATTGATTCAACAAGTTTCCCCGTTTTGCAATGAGGACATTTCCCGGATAATACCAAAAATAACAATTCTCGATCAACATCATCAGGAAGTATTATTTTTGGTATTGATGGACCGCTATATTCTTTCCAGGTCATTTTACTATTTCCCTTAAATGGGGCTATTGATACAACCAAAAAATAAAAAATAGTCTCAATTTTCCAGGTCAAACACCCTTTATTTAGTTGGAGACTTATCAACAACCCCACTTAAAGAAAATAATAAAATAGAACAAACCTTGGCGAAAGATTATGACCCTCCGCTTTGCCCTTGCAAGAGCCGGATAATTTGTAATTGAGGATTGCAGTCGATCAATTTTTGTTATCCCTAATACAAGGCTTGTTCCAGCCCTCAATGATTTGCTATTTGGCAGGAATTAGCCATACTCATAATTCCGGCAGCATCTCAAAGAGAACCTTTTGAATTACTTCTTTCATTTATATTATACTCAGAACCGGCTAAAACCTTTTGAAAATTATTCTTGAGCATGGACAGCTTTAAAACAAGCTAATGTCAATCCTGGCTTCCCGGTATTGTAAAATGGTTCTGCAAACTCATCCATTACAATAAATGCTTGAAAATCCTCTTTCTTCAATAGGATAGTATTGCAATATGATAAAACCATTCTTCTCAATTTTTCCTCATCTTCATTTGTCAATCCATTCAATATTGAGGAAATCTTTTTCCAGGTAGATTTTTGGATTAATGCTCTTGCAAGATCAATTGCCGCATTCTGTTTTGCCGCTTCCTCAAAAATCACTTCGGCCATTTCTTCTGGATTCAGGCCAGCAACTCTTTCCAACAATTTGAGAGCATTCCGGGGATGGCCAAAGGATTGTTCATAAATCAATTCCCTTGCTTCATTTGGCAATGTTATCTTTTCAGCACGACAAACTTTTCTAAGCAATACGCTCATTTCCCCTTCGTTTAAAGGAGACATCACAAAATGGGTGCATCTGCCCTGTATGGTCGGCAAAAGTTTCTGAGGGTCGGTAGTACAGAGGATAAAATAAACGTGGCCAGGGGCGTCCTCCAGGGCTTTTAACAGGGCATTCTGGCCGTCCTTACTGATAGAGTGGCATTCATCCAGCAACCATACCCGGCAAGAACTTTTTGGGTCTTGCGGTTTAAGTCGGACTTGTTTTCTGATTTCCCGTATTGTATCAATCCCCCGGAAATCAGCAGTGTCAATTTCTCGGAAATCTGCTTCTTTCGCCCCAAGGACATTTGCAATAATCCTGCCAATTGTTGTTTTACCACAACCTGTTGGGCCAGTTAAAAGGATTGCATGAGGAAATTTATCTTGTCTGTTTTCGAACAACGATTTTATTCCCTTGATTGTTCCTTGATTACCAATTACTTCATCAAATGTTTGCGGGCGATGATCTATTGCAAGGCTCATTTAGTTTCCCTTATTTTGATATTCCAGGGCAAATTACCCGTTTATAATTATTCCCATGATTCAATAAATTTACTGTTGGCCTCATTGGTTTTTGTTCAGAACACCAAAACAATTGAATATATCCATCATCAATTATTTTCTCCAACCATGTTTTGGGAACTTTAGATTTGATCCTTTTCTCTTCCAGAAATTTCAACAAATCATTTTCATTTCTGAATATCTTTGTTTTATTGTTGAAACATTCAATACATTGTTTCCCCTTTTTAATCATTTCAATCACCAAATTCTATATTTTTAAAATTGCCCAACAAATGATTCAGGGTAAAATCCATGCTCATTATA